ATCAAAATTACGGTATCATTTACATTATTATATCTTTGTTTTTGTTATTATTAATAGTTTTATTATTTTACTGTTACAGGAAAAAAATAAAAAAATATTACTATAAATTCTACATGTGTTACAAAAAAAATGCATAAGTTTTCTAGGTCGCTCATGAATTGTAAATATTATTTGTCATTTGTTGTTTTAAGAATTTTTTTAATTCACTTTTCATATCATCCCCTACTACAGGTAAATTATTTATATTAGTAGATTGATTTATATCAATATTTAAATTTTCACTACTATTGCTGTATTTATTGTCACCAGTATTTTTATTTAAAATATTTAAAATATGCTCATATTTTTGGGTTGGAATATTGACTAAATCCTTCACTTTCGGGACAGTTAATGTGTTTTTGAAAAATTCAATTAAATGGTGTATTAAAAAAATAAAAATAATCGATATTACAATAGTTTTGACAGTCCAATAAATCATAAATTTGTTTTGTTTTTAATAGTTACTATTTTTTATTATACAGAATACTAATAATTATTCTTTATAATAAAATATCACATATATAACATATTGATATATGCATATTTCGTATTTATAAATAATATATAAACTACTTAAACCTATTCGTACGCTAATATTTATATCTTGAGTAAATCTATCCACTAATGTCTAAATCGAATAATACTAACATAATATTAATTGATAAATTTGGAAAAATAAAAACTTTACAGGTAAATACAAAAGATTTTAAAAAAGAAGATTTATATAAAAAATGTGGTTTCAAAAAAGACACAGATTTTTCCAAACAAACCGAATGGAAAATCACAGTCGAAAAACAAAAATATAAGATTTCTGTTTATGCTAAAATGGATGGCAGAGCAAACACTGAAAATAAATATGATTTTCCACCACCTATTGATAATACCTTATTTTTTGGTACTTGCGCTGTAATTTCTGAAATAAAAGACCCGGAAACTAATGGATACAAATTATCCGATTTATCGATTGATTTATGGGAAAAAATATATGAAAAATTATTTGGAGGATTTGAAAATTTAAATGATACTGCGTATGAAGACGAGAACGAAGAGGATGAATTAGCAAATGTAAAATCTGATAAAAAAACAAAGCAGGGTTATTTAAAGGATGGTTTTGTTGTAGATGATATATGCGATGATGACGACGATGATGAAGAAGATGATGTGGTGGATGATGATGAAGATGACGATGAAAATGACGAAGAAGATAATGATGATGATGATGACGATGAAGAAGACGATGAAGAAGACGATGAAGAAGACGATAATATTAATGTAAAAGATATAGAAGAAGACGATGTTGATGATACAGATGAGTATGATGACGACGATGAAGAAGACGATATAGACAATAGTGACGAAGAAAATGAAGGTTGCAACAAAAAAAAAGGTCGAAAACCTAAAAAAAATGTTAAAAAAACAAATGGTAAATCGAATGTAAAGGTATCTATAGTAAAAAAAACCAAAAAAGGAAAAAAACAGAACAATGATATTATTGAAGATTTAGTGATAGAAGATATTACAACCGAATTATCAGAAGAAGAATATGACTACGCGTAAATGCGTAAATTATAAGAATAAAAATTGATTTAAAAATTGGCATATGATGTGTATATATAGATACATCATATACAAATAACATACGCTATTAACAATCAAGAAATGCGCACTATAAGTGATCCTGAAGTATTTCGCAATAATATAAAAGAAAAACTGAGTTTGTTATTGAATAATGAGGGTCATGCAAAAAATTTAGAAAAGGGTATTTATAATTATTCACTGAAAGAAGCAACCAATCGAAAAATTATTAAAAAATGGGATAATGCTTTCTTCGTTCAGATTTATACAGATCGTATAAAAAGTATTTATTTTAATTTGCAAAATAATAAATCATTGATTGAGTTTTTAAATAACAATGAAATAAAACCACATCAAATTGCGTTCATGACACATCAGGAACTTAATCCTGAAAAATGGGATAAATTAATTCAGATAAAAATGAAAAGAGATAAATATAAATATGAGACCAATTTGGAGGCAGCAACAGACACATTTAAATGTCGTAAATGTTATTCAAATAAATGTACATATTATCAAATGCAAACGCGTTCAGCGGATGAACCGATGACTACTTTTGTAACATGTATTAATTGTGGTAATCGATGGAAATGTTAAATTTATATTATATTTTTAATATAGTTATATATATATTATATAAATGGATGAAAAAGCAATATTATTACAGAATATTAAAGATGAGTTTCATAGACAGTTTGAAAATCCTAAAAAAGATTTTAGAATTCTATTAAATGAATATTGTCCTTTTTTTGTTAAAAACATTGTAAAATTTTCAGAAGAAAATAATAATAAAGATTTATTATATAAAATATTGGAACAGTTGTTTAATGAAAAAATAAAATACACATATGAATATAATCGTAAAACAGGAAAAAGCAGAACAGCAATTACTAGTTTTTTGGATGTATTTAATAATTGCAATTTCAATACAGATTTTTATAAAAACGATAATACTCTTAGGAAATTTATGACCATAATACTAGAATTTCAAGAAAAAAACAATTCTCAATCAATGAAAGAAAAAATAAACAAAAGTTTAGTAAAAAATATAGATTATTGTTTTATTCGTTTGGAAAAATTAATGGGGGATAAAGATAAGACACTGGAACAAATAAAACCAATTTTAGAGGACTGGAAAAATAAAAAAATATGTCAATTTGAAAATAATAGTGATAGTATCAAATATTATAATGATTACTATCAAAATTGGCAAAAAAATAATGGAGGAAATTTTATTTTGGAACAAGAAAAAAGTGTTTTAATAAAAGAAAATAATTTGTTGGATGATGAAATTAGAGAATTGCATCAATTTATTAAAAACAATTCAGAAAATGTTGATAATTCAATATTACAAGACAAATTAAACAAACTGGAAAATAATATTGAAAAACTGAAAGCAAATAAAAATAAAATTACAGAAATTGAAGAAAAACTTAAGGAACATATGAATAATAATGATGATGATGATGATGATTACGATGGTGATAATGATGATAATGATAATGATAATGATAATAATAATGATGATGATGATAATACTAACAATAAAAAAGAAATAAAACTACCATTTGCAGAAAAACAATTTTTATTTAATAATACAATAAACCAAATATTAAAATCGTCATCTGGAGGAAGAAAAACATTTCGACGAACGAAAACAAAAAACAAAAAAATGAAACACAACAAAAAAACCAAAAAAACAAGACAAAATAAAAAATATCGTTTAAAATCTAATAAAAATACACAAAAAAGAAAATCAAGAAAAAGTAAAAAGATACAACTATGAATATATTATCTTTTCCAGCACATCATCTGGAAATGATGAATCCACCTTTCTTAAAAACATTGCATATTTGTTTTTATCTTTCTCTCCAACTATCCAATCTATGTTGTGTTGCGTTGTATAAATATCTGTTTCATATTTAAATACATACGGGCTGGTTGCACTTGTCATTCTAGACCAATCGATTAACGTAGATGGTGCGTTTATTACATTTTGACCATTCTCTCCACTTTCATCCAAGCGATTAAATGTTTTTAATATAATAGCAAATAAGCTTTCATTCGCCAATCCTCCTTTACATACAATTGAATATACATTTTTTTTCATTTGTTTATACAATAAACATTTAATTACATCTTCCTTGGTTAATACAAACCATGGTGTGTGACCTAAGTGAAATTCTTTTTTCAAATAAGATAAATTTGCACGTTTATGATAATCAACATTCCACCATGCTTCTCTCCATTCTAAAATAGATTGATGTGCATGTTTATTAAAAATATCTAGAAAACTCTGTGGGGATATAATAGGAACACACGATTCTGATAAAAAACAAAACCATTTATTCTCTCTATCATGATGTATTGAAAAATATAATAATGCCATATATGCAGGTACAACATGATAATAAGAAGTTCGAGTTATAGAGTTTAATGGAATACAATGTTTTTTGATCCATTCTGATTCAATCATAGAATAATCTTTATAATGAATATAAATATTAGTATGATCTTTAATTTGTTCTATCCATTTTTTCCAAATTTCCTCTTTGTGTATTTTGTTTTTTATTAAAAAACACAATGCTATTTTCATATAAAACAAGCCGGGTATCAATATATTTTATTATATTTTATTTTTATATAAAAATAATTTTTTAGATATATTAGTATTGAATCTTATATACACCCCTGAACATTTTAAATGGAACTTTTAATTGATTTTTTATAATATAATTATATTATGAAACAAAAAGGAAATGATTATAAAATTACAGCAGTAAAATATTATTTGAATAATAATGATACTATGAATAATACTTGTAAAATTTTTAATTGTAAAAAACCTTCTTTACATAGATGGATACAACTATACAAAACTAAAAAGAATTTGCAAAGGAAACCTAGAAAATCAATATCATATAAAGTGAAAAAAGAACAAGTAAAAACCGCATTAAATATGATTGATAAAAATGAGCAACTTACTATGGATGAATTATTATTTGACATGAAACAAAAATATACAGATTTTAACATTACTAGGCAACATTTAGGAAGGATTATTAGAACAAATAACAGAACTAGAAAAAGAACAAGACATCAACACTTTCCTAAAGAAAGACGCAAAAAACCTACTGATAAAAATAAAGAATTAGAAGATTTCTATAATGAAGTAAATAAATACCCATTAGATAAAATCATCTGTTTAGATGAAACGAGTATTGGTTCTCATTTGAAACCATCATATAGTAGGTGTTATATTGGTAAACGTTGCATAATAAAAAGTAATAATAATTTTGTATTTCGTAGTTTTACTTTATTAGTAGCAATAAATAATCATAATTGTGTTGGAAAAACATTTTATGAAAAGGGTGGAACAACAAAAGAAAGAATTGTTGAATTTCTAGAAACACAAATATTTCCAAAATATAAAAACCATTTGATAATATTAGATAATGCAAAAAGTCATAATAATGATATGGTAAAAGAAGCGATACTTAAAAGTGGTAATAAATATTTATTCTCTGTTCCTTATACACCTAAAACAAACGCAATTGAAATGTGGTTTAATCAAATAAAAACATATATCAAAAAGAATAGAGATGTATATACTTTTGAAGGATTGGATAAAAATATAGAAAAAGCAATTAAAAATGTAAAACCTCAACATTATAAAAATTATTTTGATTATGCTTATGTAATAAAAAATAGTTTAGAATATAATAAAAAATCATCTACTAGAAAATGCAACCCCAAAAAATATAAAGAATAATATACTTAAAATTTTTCCATAATAACTATATTATGAGATTAAAAAGTGAATTATATAAAAAGGAACAAGAAGAAATAGTAGATAAAATTATAAATATAATAGATTTGAAAAATAAAAATACATATACGCTTTATGAATTGGATAATAATTTAGAAATACAAAATAAAATTATGGAACTTATACCTGAAATAAGAAAATGGTTTTCGTTTAATTCATTAAAAGCAGTTGGCGAACCAAGTAGAATAAAAAGACCTTGGTTAAGTATTATTAAACAACTATTAAAATCAAAATATACTATAAAAAATAGAGAATGTTATACAAATGATAATTCTATTAAATCAATACGAACTACCGAATATATTTTAACACCTTTGGAAAAATAGATTGAAAAAGTAATAAAGACATAATTGTATAATATTTAATGGTGAATGAAAATATTAGAAAGATGCAATTGCAGTTTATGTATTTTGGGAATTTCATTATTTTCTTGTTTTTGTATTATGACTAACTTTTATATTATAATATGTTCTAATATCGTTGGATTCATATGTTTGATTGATTTTTATTTCGTTAAGAAAAAAGATATGCTATTACATCATATTTTGGTTTTGAGTATGCTTCATTATATGAATTATCATAGTGATATTGAAAATAGAAAAGAAATAGTTTCTGTGATATTGTCTACAGAGACTTCTACTATATTATAGTATACATTTTTTAAATATTTTTGTTTTAATCTTTGATGCCAGTAGTAATGGTATTATTATTAAAAATATTTCAAATAATATATAAATTATCTAGTTATTATTTTAACGAAAAAATACTTAAAATAATAATCTTTAGTAATATTATAGAATGGAAAATCTAAAAGAAAAACCTCCCGAGTTTTTCAAATCCATTAAAACTTCACTCAAAAGTGTATTGAAACATCCTGAAATTAATACTTCCAAAATTAATGATGCTGTTATTAAGGCGAATAAAATAGTGATTCATACTTTACAATTTTTAAAGTTGTATTTACTTGATTATTACCAAAACAATAACAATTCTTTACCTGTTATTAGCAAAGAACTGATTAATAATTCTATGAAGGTTGTTTGCGGTGAAAAAGAAGAAAAACGAGGAAAACCTCCCAAGAAAGAAACAGTTGAGATGAAAGAACTACTTACATTATTTTACAAAGAAAATTATTTACCAATTATGCAAAATGACCCAATTGATTACGCTGGATTAAATACTGTATTGGATTATTTGAAAGAAGATGTTATTACGATGTATGAAAACAATATTCAATTACATTATGTTGAATACGTAGAACGATATGTAAATGTTGTTTGGAAAAAGAAGTTTCTTACAGAAAAAATAAGAAAGTTAGGAAAAACAAAAGCAGAAAGAGAAACTAAATTGCGAAGTTTATGTAGTGAATTAAGAAAAATCAAAAATGATTTGTTGAATGTAGATTCAATAGTTTTTACTTCTAAAATTTATTACCACAAATGGATTAAAGAAGTAAAACAACGCATTTTACCTTGTAAAAAGAAGTTTGAAAAAAATAGTATTTACTATGATTTGAAATGTTGTCCAATGGATTACTTACCATGCATGATTTACATGATGAAACAAATTGAAAATGAAATGGAAAGTATTAATAATGTTTTTCCATTAAGAAGTGAAATTACACCGAAATATATAAGATTAGATACAACTACACTAGTTAATTTATTATTGAGAAAAGAACAAGGTAATAAAGGATTTTACAAGACAGAAGGGAATTTGAAGAAAAATGAAGATAAAATATGGCATTTCTTTTTTAGAACAGAGAGAAAATGTTTTACCAAAACAGGTTATTCTTTTCATCACATGATTTCCACAGATGGTGTTGGTGTTTCTATTTTATTTTTACAAAAAGAACTAGTTGGAAAGAAATTACCTATGATGAAGAAAAAGTTGGCAAAAGAATTATATATTGATGAACTAACAGATTATTCAACTTTACAAAATAAGAAAATAATAGGGATAGATGCGGGTAAATGTGATTTGATTTATTGTGTTGACAGTGCAAACAAAGATGCAAATGTATTTCGTTATTCACAAGACCAACGTAGAAAAGAAACAAAGACAAAAAAACACAACAATATCATTCTTGCTATGAAAACAAATAAAATAAATTGTCAAGGAACGAGTAATTCAATTATTGAATATGAAACTGAATTATCACATTTTAACAAGAAAACGCTTGACATTACCAATTTTAAGAAATATATACAAGAAAAAAACCGTATTAACCATATTTTATTTGGATTTTACAAGAAAGAATTATTTCGTAAATTAAAATTTAGCAGACAAATAAACACAAAAAGAAACGAACAAAAAATGATAAATCAATTCAAGAAAATATTTGGTTCTCATGAAGATATAGTTATATGTATTGGTGATTGGGAACAGAGAAAGCAAATGAAATATAAAGAACCGACATTAGGTAAAGGAATGAGAACTTTATTTAGAAAAAACAACTACAAAGTATTTTTAGTGGATGAGTTTAGAACAAGTTGTAAATGTTCAAATTGTGAATACGGAATATGTGAGAAGTTTAGAATAAGAGAACATCCAAATAAAAAGAAAGATGAAATACGGTTGATTCACGGACTACTACGCTGTAAGAGCGGTTGTGGGTTGTGGAACAGAGACCGCAATGGTTCATCTAATATCTACAAAATAGCAAAACAAGCAATAAATAAATTAGAAAGACCAAGTTATTTATGTAGAGAAATAAGTAATCAAGCACTTAAACCGAGTTGCTATAATCAAACTTTACTACGGGTATGAAAAGACCCAACCTTGAACCTCTTTTGTTTTTTTAAACAACTTAAAAAGTTCCATTTAAAATGTTCAAGGGTGTAAAATAAATGAATAACAAAAGAAAACAAAATAAGCAAACTAAGCAAACTAAGCAAATGCACAAAAAGAAACAAACAAAAATCAAACAAAAAACACGAATCAGAGAGAAAAAAAGAATTATTAAAAACGAATTAAGTGTTTTGAGAAATATTCAGAATTTACCTAACGAAATAGCGGATTATATTTATTTATTTTTAGATGTAAAAATAAAATATAATTTATCGTTTTATTATCAGCTTTACAAAAAATATATGATTAATTATACATTCAACAATCGTGATTCTATTTATAAAGATTTTAATAAATTTGAATATTGTACATTTGATAAAACTGCTACTCCATTAAAATATATGTTACTAAAAATTCCTATACATATACTGAATAAATACATATATAGAGGAACTCCGTTTAAATATTTTAATATAGCATTTCCTGATGTGGAAAATATTTGTGACTATATGATATTGAATTATCGTTTCATGAAACCAGAAGAAGAAAAATACAAGGATTATATTTTTGAAATTATCGATTTATTAAGTTATTTTGCTACTAGGACTGACGAATTATCTTTTTATAAAAACAATGATTCGAATGAACATTGTAGATTTAAAGAATACGAGTCGATAACAAAAAAAATCATATTGAGCATTATCTATGTTTATAATAAATATGGTATTCAAAGTGATACCATATAATAGAATAAAAATAAAATATTTAAAAGTATTTTACGGTTACTATATATCATATAAAATATGGTATATACTTTTATATTTGCATTTATCTATAGTGGGTTTTTATTATACAATGTCATTATCATATCAAATGAAGTAAAAAAAATAGCATTATTGAAAAATAATACTACAATGGGAAAAATAGAAAACATGACCCTATTTCAAATAAACAAATCGTATGATTTTTTTTATAATGAGTATTTTTTTAATGATTTATATTATAATTATAACAATGACCCTGAATTATTTATTCCTTTATTCATGAAAGATAATGGTAACATTGCGTGATTAAATCAATTCTAAATCCTTCACATTCCAATATTCTGAACCACCACCTGGAATAGGTCGTTTAATGATAAACGGTATTTTCTTCTGTTTCAATTCTAATTCTGCAATAATATATCCATCTATAATATGTTGTGGAACATTAACAAATGGTTTTGCACCTGAGTTTATTTGTTTTGCTCTTTGTCCTATTATTCTGGTTTTTTCATATTTTGTTAAAAATGGAATCGTTCTATGTAATGGATCTATTATATTGTTGTTTTTATCCCTAGTTATTTTGGAAAGTGTTGATATTTCATTATAATTATGAAATACACATTCTGGATGTTCTTTTTCAATATATTGTTTATTTATTTCTCTACTGAATTTTTGTAAATAATTTTCATCGTCGTCATCATCTTCTTCCTCACTATCATAATCACTACTATATTGTGTATTCATCTGTATATTTGGTTTTGCTGTTTTCGATTTTGATTTTTTATTGTCCGTGTTTTTTACTATACTATCTTCTAATGTATTTTCTTCATCATTATCACCACTATCATTATCACTATCACTATCACTATTATCTCCATCTCCATCTCCAATAATAGAAGTATTATCATCATCTGTATCTTCTACAACTTCATTATCAACTGCTTCGTCATCATTCTCGTTATTATTAACAATATCATCAGCATCATCAAGATCACTATCATCTAATTCTGGTTCAAAATCTTCATCGTTATTTTCTTCTGGTTCTTCCAAATCATCTATTTCTTTATTTGGATCCATATTATGATATTCTTATAATATAATATAGATATATTGTATTTATTTATTTTAAATATATTTATATTATATTCAATTTTATTTTTATTAATTTAGATTATAATGATATATAAAATAAAAAATGCAATTATATTAATATCTATACTAATTATATTGTTAATCCTATTTGTTTATTATAATTTTTTTTATAACAACATAAACGTAAATAAAAATGTGATATACACATTTATTCACCCAACAAAAACAGGTGGAACAGCATGTGAGAGATTTTTTGAAGAAAATTATTCAAAATTCATAAAGGGAAGAGGACATGATAATAAATGTACAAACAATAACAACCCTATTATTATAATAAGAGATCCTATCGATCGTTTTATATCCATGTATAAATATTGGAAATACGGTTCTCTCGATATAGATAAATTTAAAAGAAATAGCGTGTTTTTGCAAAATTACAATCAGTATACTATTAAAGATTTTATACGGCTGATTAGAAATAAACAACATGGAGATTTATATCAGAGTTTTACATGGAATCAACATTTTGAACCCATTACAAACTGGATTAATAATACAAATTATGCAAATATTATTGTTATTTTATATTCAAAAAATTTAAATGAAAAAATAAATAAATTATTAAATACATTAAAAATTAAAATCAAACCAGTAGAACTCCCTATTATAAACGTAAGCAACAATAAAGAAAATATTCAATTAGATGACGATGATATTCTTTTTATTAAATCATATTTTGCTGATGATTTTAAATTGTATAATGATGTCAAAAATCGACCTGAATTATTTAAACAGGTTATATAATACCTGGGTTTATTAATTTTGTTCCTCTGTTTTCCATGTTGTATCACATGTTGAACATAAATAAACGTAATTGATGTTTAGGTCATCATAACGAATATAAATAATTTCACGAGGCTCATTTTTTGTATTTGTTGGACAATCTTTATTTGGACATAAAATATTATTTACTCGAGGTAATGTTGGATCTAATTTTGTATATTTATTGATAAAATGACTAAATGATTTTTCACCTTTTTTTATTTGAGTTTTTGAAACGCAAATATTATCCTCTGTAATTAAACTGTCCTCGTTACCACAATTTCTACAGTAGTACAACAAACTATTTGGATTATCTTCATCAATTTTTATATAATACATATTTTTACAATTCGAACAGAAGTGCATTTTTGATAGTAATGTTATATGTTCTCAAATTTAACTTGTATTTGCTGGTTATAAATAATTATTATACTTACGTGATATATAATAATTATATTTTTATTTATTTAATTCAATTTTTTATCTTATTGTTATTTTTCAATTGTCTTTTCGTTTCAACATCTGAATTTATTTCCATATTGTACAAAATCATAAATTTGTTATATAATTCATTCCATTCTATATTCACATTCATATTATATAAACCTGTCGTCAATACGCGGGGTACTGGTTCGGTTGTTTTTTTTTCTTCCAAATAATCACGGATTTTAATTGCGTTTTTTTTAAAGTTTTCTTTGATTTCACTATCAAATACTTGAAATTTATCTAAAAATACCCCCATTTTTTTTTGTAGAATTTGTAAAATCGCTATATCGATATTCTTATATTGAATAATTGTATTGTATTTTTCGAAATCGTGATGATCTTTTTTAATTCCGGGTTCATTCAAAAGCGGATTTTTTATTAAAACTGTACAAAGTGTTAATAATATCGTCGAAATTGTTTGACATGACGTCCATTGTTCGCCTTTCCATGTATTTAATAGCGATAAACATACTTTACCATTTGTATATAAATTAGGGTTAAATCTGATTTTTTCTGCATTAGTACAATATAAAATGTGTGGAGGTGAGTATGGATAATTTACCGGATAATTTAATTCAAAAAAATAATATCCGCCAAAATAAGGTGTGTCAGACGGACCTATTATCATCGCATAACCTTTTAACATATTTTCTTCGTCATGTGAATAAAAAATACCATTATCACAAAGCGGATGTTGTATGATTTCTTTTACATCTTTAATTAAACGATTCATCGTATCTTTTGAAATTACTAATGACTCGTTATTTTTGTTTATATTTGCCATTGTGTATTAAAATATAATTGCAATGTAATTCAAATATATTATTATATGTTTCATATTTTTATATTGTTATTTTATATTTTGTCTTTTGTCTTTTCTAGAAAAAAAATATTTATTTTTTCAATCCCATTGGAAAACAAAGAGAAATAGCACCTTCTTTTTTAATTTCATTCACATATTTTTTTGGAGATTTCTCATAAAAATTATCTTTCAATACATCGGTTTTTTCCCCAAAAAGTTTTTTTCTTTGTTCTTCAAACACCTTTATCATTTCTTTATTATTTTTGTAGTCTTTGTAATATCTTTCCGGTAATTTATCACCAGATTCTAAGATTGTATTTTTACAACCAATATTACAATATATTTTTGCGTCAGCATTTTCTAAAAATTTATTTTTTTCTGGTGTAAATGAAGTAAAATCTTTGATTCGTTTTAAAGATGCATTTAATTGTGTCTTATCGTTTTTAAATTTTGAACGAGCTTCTTTTTCTAGCATCTTTTTTAATGCTTTTATTTGTTCTAAATATTTTTTACTTTTATTTTTGACAAAAGTATTTATGCATTTTTTTGTTCTAATTGAATTGTTTTCGTCTGTTGAATTGGATTTTGTTTGATTTCCTCCCTTTTTTTTGTATATTCGATGTGTCTTATTTTTTTTATTTTTTCTACGAGTTTTTACCATTTATTTTATATAATGGAATATTTTTATTTTTTATAGAATATTTTTGAATCCCAAACTTCCTATTCTATCACATGCAGGACATCGACAAAATGACTGTTTATCTCCTCTTATCGATTCTTCACACTTATCATGTAATTTTATATTACATCGAACACATGTAATTAATTCTTCTAATTCAACATTTTTTTTGCAAATAAAACATGCATTATTTTTAAAGTTTTCATTATCATATTTATTTTTCAATCCTGATAAATATTGTCCCATATTGATAATAGTATTAGTATTAGTATTAGTATTATTATTAGTAGTACTAGTAGTTGTTGTAGTTGATTGTATTTTATTCTATTCGAATATTAAATCAATTTTTATTTTATAAACCATTTTACGTCTAAAAATAAATAAAAAACGGATAATATATATTTATCCATTTTTATATTTTGTATTATATAAAAAAAATGAAATAGAAATATATGTTGTAATAATATAATACTAAAATACATATATATAATTTGTATTACACAAAGTATTATAAATGTCGAAAAAAATGAATCACACCATTACCAACAGTTACAATGATAAAAAATACAATGATTACATGTCTCAACATAATACAAAAAATCAAGATTTAAATGATAAACCTTTTACACACACAAGAATGCCAAATATAGACATGAATATATATCCTGGATCGTTTGTGATTTCAAAAGAAGAATTGAAAACTTTCCTTTCTATTTATACCCAACATGTATTTGTAAATAAAAAAAAAGAATATCTTACGGAAAAACAATTAATTAAAAACGGACCATTACTGGTTGATATGGATTTTCGTTATAATAAAGATATAGTTAGTAGACAACATTCAAAAGAAGATAAAAAAAACATTGTATTATTATATTTAGACGAAATGAAAGAATTATATACATTTACACATGACAAACCATTTTACGTGTATATTATGGAAAAACCAAATGTAAATACAGAGACAGATAAAAACGCAACAAAGGATGGAATTCATATAATTATAAGTGTTAAAATGGATAATATTATGCAGACGATTTTGAGAGAAAAAATATTAAAACGTATTCCTGATGTTTGCAAAAATTTACCTATTATAAATACTTGGGAAGGAGTATTGGATGAAGGTATTAGTAAAGGCGGAACAAATTGGCAATTATATGGATCTAGAAAACCTGGTAATGAAGCATATGAATTAACACAAATTTTCAAAATAGAAGTAGATAAGGCGGATGGAGAATTTATGATGATTGAAGAAAAAGTATCTGATTTTGATATTTTACAAGTGGATAATTTATACAAATTATCAGCCCAAAATGATGAACATCCATCGTTTGAAGTTCATCCAAATATAATCGAAGAATATAATAAGCGTTGTACTGTGGAAAACAACAATGAACAAAAAAAGACTACTAAAAAAACTACAAAAGTCAGATTATTAAATGAAGATGAAGGCGAAACGATTAAATTATCGGATATTTGTGATAAAGAAACATTAACAAGAGCAGTGGATAAAATTATGAATGCACTCAATTCGGGTGAATATTATATTCGTGAAACACATGTATATACTCAATTATTACCAGAAAAATATTATGAACCCGGATCTCATTTATTAAATAGACAAGTTGCATTCGCATTAAAAGATACAGATGAAAGGTTGTTTTTATCATGGGTCATGTTGCGAAGTAAATCAAGTGATTTTGATTATGATACAATTCCTGATTTATACAACAAATGGAAAAGCTATTTTAATACAAAAAATAGTGGTCTTACTCGTAAATCAATTATGTATTGGGCAAAACAGGATGCTCATGATGAATTCGTTAAAGCAAGAAACAGCACCATGTCTTATTTAGTCGAAGAATCTCTTAACACATTAACAGATTGGGATTTCGCAATGATTTTATATGAATTAAATAAAGATAAATTCATATGTTCCGATATTAAACATTCCGTATGGTACACTTTTGATAATCACAGATGGGAAATCGATAAAGGTGATACATTGCGTATGTCGATATCAACCGATATGTTTAATTTGTATCAAGCAAAACGCGACGTTGCATTGAGAGAATTACAAAAATATACAGAAACGGATGATTTATACAAACATTTTCAATCTCAAATATCTGCGTGTTGTGTTGCATGTGTCAAATTAAAGAGCAGTGGTGCTAAAGGTAATGTTATTCGTGAGGCGACACCCATATTTTATGATAAACATTTTAATAAAAATATGGATGCAAACAAATATTTAATGTGTTTCTCAAATGGCGTAATGGATTTTAAGAATAAGGTTTTCAGAGATGGCAATCCACAAGATTATATTACAAAATCTACCAATATTCCATACGAACCAATTGACATGACAAACAAATATCACTCTAAAATAGTGACAGAAATTACTGAATTTATGAAACAATTATTTCCAGTGGAAGAATTAAACACTTACATGTGGGAACATCTAGCATCTTGTTTAATTGGTGAAAATTTGAATCAAACATTTAATATTTACAGAGGCAGTGGAAGTAATGGAAAATCACTATTAACAGAATTTATGGGACATACTTTGGGTGAGTATAAAGGAACCGTTCCAATTACATTGGTAACAAGAGATAGAAATAATATAGGAGGAACTTCATCAGAAGTGATAGCGTTGAAAGGTGTAAGATACGCTGTAATGCAAGAACCATCCAAAGATTCAAAAATAAATGAAGGCGTTATGAAAGAATTAACAGGTTCAGATCCGATTCAAGCTCGTGCTCTTTATGCGGAAAGTGAAACATTTATACCACAGTTTAATTTAGTTGTTTGCACAAATAACCTATTTGAAATTAATAGTAATGATGATGGTACATGGAGAAGAATTCGTATATGTGATTTCATGTCAAAATTCAAAGCTGATGATGAAATTGTCGCGGATGATACAAAATATGTTTTCCCAAAAGACAAGTATTTAAAAGAGAAATTACCTAATTGGGCTCCTGTATTTGCTAGTATGTTAGTAAAAAGAGCATTAGAGACGCAAGGTGTTGTAAAAGATTGTTCAGTTGTTATGGCTTCTATGGACAAATATCGTCAAGGTCAAGATCACATTTCTGGATTTGTTAGTGAGATGGTTGTTTTTACAGGTGATCCAAATGATAAAATAAAAAAGAAGGAATTAACACAAGAATTTACTAGTTGGTTTAAGGAATCACAAGGTTACCGTAAAATGCCAAAAGGCGTTGAATTATATGAGTATATGGACAAGAAATTTGGAAAATGCAAAAGTACAGGTTGGCATGGGGTTCGAATTTTATATCCAGACACAGATACATTAGCTCAAGATCCAGGTAATAATGATATTGAATATGAAGATTAAAATATATTACTAATCATTCTTATAGTTTTAGGTGGTTTTATGCGTTCTCGATATTAGAGCATACGAATTTGATGTATATAAAAACAAGGTAAGAATTATATGTTTTTTTTATTTACCATTGGATATCATATACAATAAACCATCTACAAACAAATATAATATAATTATATTATAACAGAAATATAATTATATATAACAAACAAAGTCATGAAAAATGGCGCATCTTATAATATGAATGGATGGAAATATATATCGATTTATGGATCACCAAAAGAGCGTGGTTATGCTTATGGGTACATGTGCGCTGTTGAGTTTAAAGAAATTCAAAAAATGTTGCAATACAACATGTTTCAAACCTATGCAGAAACTTGGGAATGGTTCATCATACATGTGAATAAATCAATAAAAGAAAAAACAAAAAAACATTTTCCAGAATTTTATGAAGAAATGAAAGCAATTGCGAATGGTCTCAATGACGCTGGGACAAAAACTACTGTAGATGAAATTATCGCGTGGAATTTTTATTATTCTATACCCTATTGGTATTCTTGGTACTCATCCCAAAAAAACAATCAATCCGGCAACTCCAAACCCAACATATCAGAAAATGTCAAAGAAAAATGCAGTGCTTTTATTGCTTGTGGGGATTATACTGAAGACGGGAAAATTGTAATCGCACATAATAGTTTCACTGGTTTTATTGATGGTCAATATTTAAATGTTGTTTTGGATATTCACCCAAACAAAGGTCATCGTATTATAATGCAAACAGCACCATGTTTTATATGGAGTGGAACCGATTTTTTTATTACATCAAAAGGAATTGTTGGTACTGAAACGACCATCGGAGGATTTAATAAATATAAAAACATGCTATCAATTGGTTGTAGAATCAGAAAAGCTATGCAGTATGGTAACACATTAGATGATTACGTAAAAATATTGTTACAAGGGAATTCTGGGGATTATGCTAACTCATGGTTATTTGGAAATATTCACACCAATGAAATAATGCGACTCGAATTAGGAATGAATTTTCACAACGTGGAGAGAACGAAAAACGGATATTATATTGGCTTTAATGCTGCATATGATCCCAACATTCGCATTAAAGAATGCAAAAATGATGGATTTTATGATATACGACGACATCAAGGCGCAAGACGAGTTCGATTGACTGAATTAATGGATGAAAACAAAGGTAAAATAAATATTGAGGTGGCAAAAAAAATCATATCTGATCATTATGATGTTTATTTACATAAAAAAAATAATCCATCGTCGAGAACTGTTTGTGCTCATTATTATATGGATGCGAGAGAATACATGTCACAGAGTGAAGGTGCAAAACCATTTGATCCTCATGGCGCAGTTGATGGTTGTGTTACAGATTCAAAACATGCTGAACTCATGGGATTTTTTGGTCGTTTTGGAAATTCATGTGGAACACCATTTGTAAAAAAAGAATTTTGTAATAAACATATTCAATATGACAATTTCTGTCCTTATTTGAAAGATCGTCCATCACAACCATGGACATATTTTACAATTGCGAGAACCAAAACACGTGATATAAAAAAAAGTAGATTCAAAGTAACCAAAGTAACCAAAGTAACCAAAGTAACCAAGAAAAACAAAACAAAGAAACGTGATAAAAAGGTGTAAAATAAAATTAGGTTATAATGTCAAATAAACATTTTTTGGTAATAATTGTTTAACATTATTGTATATTTTATTTAGAATAAACATAATGAAACGAGATATCATGGGTTGTAGTATAATCAAAATTATAAAAAATATTTTCTTGTAAATAGATAATGACGTTTTAAAATAAAAAATTGCAAAAATGAAAAAAATGACAAATAAAATATGAAAAATAAAGAGAATTTTACCATGAAATTGAATTGTTTTCAACCCCTGGGTTTCATACATAGATTTACGATCATTTGTAAATATATTAGAAGCTGTTATATTAAATTGTTGTTTTAATTTTTCATTTTTATTCAAAATATCCAAATACAATTCATAACTATTATTAGTATTTATATACATTGAATTATAATTTTCATTTAACTGTTTATTTTTATAAAATATTTCATCAAATCGTATCATATATTGCTCCTTTAGAGCGTTGTATTTGTCAATATTTTTCTGTTCTTGAAAATTATTTGGTGTTGATTGTCCTAAAAATGCATAATATGCTTCTTGTGCTTGATCATATCTACTTGGTGCTTGTTGTTCATTTTCATAGGCGTTTATCATAGCATTATATAACGCACTAAGTGAAGCATCGTATTGACATGATGCATCACAAATTGCAGCGTTTGTTTGTGCTGTAACCAGATTATTAAATTGCGAAAAGACTTGACTAGATATTGTTGATAATGGCATTGTTCCACTAGGATTATAATTGCCATTTGTTACTGCCTGTGGATTTTGATTATAAGCATTAATTAAATCAGTTAGATTACTCATAATTTATTATATTATATGTTATATCTACTATATATAATAATATAATAAATTATATTATTGTATTCTACATAATAAAGCTATGAATTATAACTAGATAGAGAATTCATTCCCATTGTATAATCCGGTTTTTTATTTGATAGTAACTGATCTAACGATGACATTATAGTATCCCAACTAGATGTATTATTTGAATTTTTATTTGTGATATTTTTATAGTTGTTATAATCCAAATCTCTACTAATTAAAGGATTATCTGTTTTATTAATATCACCCAATACTGGTTGTGGAAGTTGATTTATCGAAGATAAAGAAGATAATGATGGTGTTGTTGCAGGACTTAACGTTTGAAATGATTCAGTTGGTGTAGTACATTGATTCGACTTAGTACTAAATGACATACCACCCGAACAGCAACTAGGACCTTTACATAAATTAGAACTACTAGATGATGATGAGTTATTATAACTTACAAACCATGGATCATTTCCACTAGCATCATTGCCACTAGAATCACCAAATGTAGTTGTTGCAGTTGTGGTGTTATTATTAAATTTTACGTTAGTTTCTTGATAAACCATATTATTTCTTGTAGAAAAAAAGTATAATTGATTTACTAAAAAGAAAAATGATATAACACCTACAATGACTGAAATATATTTAAAAACTACATAAGGTATCAAATTTCTTTTAACTAATATTGCACTTATCAATACTGGTAATATTAAAATGATGACAATTTTCATAAAACGAGCTTGTGCTTTGTATTTTTCACTGTAGTAACTATTAATTTCGGCTAAACGAATGTTATTATTTTTGTTTTCAGCTAATGCTATTATTTTTTTTCTATTATCATTTAATTTACTTTCTAAAATATCCAACACTTGTGTTTGTTGATACAAAGTATCATTTGCCATTTTCAAATTTGTTTCATAAAATTGATTATAATTACCAAGTGAATCATATAAATTCATTCTCATAGAAGCAATTGAATTGATTTGTTGAATTATTGTTTTGACTTCAGTTTCTGTAAGGTTACCTTGTGCTAAACCCATTTCTAAATTTTGTTGTAATTGTGTTTCTATATTTTGTAACGTTGTGATGTTTGCAGTGGTAGATGAATCAGCATCAATCAAACTATTCATATTTGCATTATTTAATAATTGTGTTGTTGTATTTACTGTATTTGATGACATGTATATTTTTTCTTATATTTTATAATATTATGTGATATATTATGCAAATATTAATTATTCATGATATTTTATTTTTTAAAATATCATTATTTGTTGGGTGTTATTGTTATTGTTATTGTTATTACAACAATACAGATAAGAAATTAACGTATGACATGAATCGATATCAATGCTATACTAATTGCTAAAACACTCCATAATGTATAACTTTGATTCTCTCGCAACACTACAATATTAGAATCGTTTTTAATATTTTGAGCATTAACAGCATTTTGTTTAGATTGTTTTTGAACTGCTTGTACAGCGTCAATTTCTTTAAATTGACGTCCCAAAATAATTTCGTTTAATTGTTCTTGTTGATTTACTGTCATAGTTTTATTCATTAAATTGTTTTGCATTGTAGTTATTTGACTTGATAAATTATTAATTTGTTGTCCCAAAGCATTTAATTGTGGATCTGTAGTAGTTATTTGAACACATTGCATATTTGTATTCATTTGTCCGTTTGTTTGTCCGTTTGTTTGATAATTACTATATAAACCAGTATTAATACCTGTAATTGATTTATTACAATAAGATGAATTATTTACTGTTGGATTACGAAGGAAAAATTGAGCATTTGGATTAGGGAATCTAGGTAGATAATTCGATGATGATTGTGAATACGTAGGCGTAGCAAACGCGGTTTCCATAAATTTAAAAACCATATTTCCATTATTTGTTGTTAAACTAATAAATGCATTGCAATTTGGTGTATTAATGCATTTTTGCATTGCACCTGATAAATCGAATCCTGTCCAATAAATAGATCCGTTAGAAGGATCTGTTATTGGCGTACCACTTGAATCATAATTACCCATATAGGTAAATGTATTTCCTTGACCTACTAGATTTTGCGGATATTGATATAAAATCGAATTTTTATCTACATATCCAATATTACCTAAATATTCGGTTTGATTAGGAACAGTAATTGTTGATTGATACAACGCATTCATTGAAATGTCACCAGTATAATATGTTTTATTGTTTTGCGTTGTCATTTGATAACATTTTGGAGTATTGGAGGACGTGTATAATACTAGATTGCCTCCTTGCATAGTGAACCACATCATCCCACTATGCGAACTAAATATGTCTCCTTCATATAACCATTGTCCTGTTTGCATATATCCAGCATAACTTGCATCCGTAATTGTTTGACAATTTGACTGTTGTACTTGCCCTGTCATATTTAATTGCCATGTAACATTTTGTTGATCTTGTAAAGTAGTTCCTGTAAATGCACTAACCATACCATTATCTTGAATTGTTAAAAAAGCATTTAAGGGCTCTCCTGATACTGAATACACAGCATTTGTTCCGTTACCTCCATAATACAATTGATCTTGCAATGAACAACTATTTGGAAGACCCCCACCAACTAGAACATTGGATACTAAACAATTACTTGTACCATTTGCTGGATTGAAATTATTTACACCAAAATAAGAGTTACCATTATTATATGCATATTGGTAACATGTTTCCCACGTATTATTAGAGGAATTAGTTACATCTTGCATTGTTGGTACTGTTACTTGTTCTGTTGTGGATACAGGCACCAAGCCATATACTGTTTCTGGTTGTGTTTGACAAATCTGTTGCCAAGGAGCATACCAAGGACTTGAACAATTTGTTACATCTTTAGTACCAATTGCTTCATACTTATCTACCATATTTGTAACAGGATCTGTAACACTACTTTGATAACAACCTCTATAATTAGTCACTGATAAAGAATTATTACTACTATCTGATGACCATATTGCAATATTAGAGCTATTATATATTACTACATTTCCGGCTGGATCTAAGCTCATATAATTACCAGACATATCACTTCCACTGACTGGTGTAATATTCGTACTCCATAATTTTGTATAAGTATAATTTACTGCAGGACATTGACTAGTCATAGTATTGATATTAGCCTGAGAATTAGATATATAACAAGCACCTGTTTGACTAGTAGGACTTGATGTATTAAAACTAAAAAATTGAGAACCACTATCATATGCTACTTGTTGACATGTGCGAAAAGTATAATTATCAGTTTGCGAACCAGGCGCTAGAGACATTAATGGTTGTTGTTGGGTTGATGATATAGTTGTATTATAACAACCAACATAAGAAGCATCCGTAAATGATAAATGTTTTGAATTATTTGCATAGACATTTGTACCTTCATAACCAGACGAATACCATTGATATTTAGTATTACCTATTTCCATAGCAGGACTTGTATTAATATAGCTAGTACCCTCACTATCATAAACAGTCGCATTTATAGCACTGGTACTGTTTACATTGGTTGGTGTATTTGTAATTTGTGAATATGCATTGATAAGTCCATATTCAGATGATGATGAATTTGATACTTGTGTCGGTGAAATTTCATATGGTTGAGCAGTACCAGAATGAGTAATATAATAAACTTGACCACCTGAAATTTCTAAATTCTGTCCCAAATATGGATTGGTACTTGAATTCATACTTAATACTTGATTATCAGCATTGCTGATAAGAGTAGACTGTACTTTATTATATTGATTTATCAAGTTATTGTAATGAGCTGTTAAATCCTTTAATTTACCTATTTCAGAAGCAGTTAATTCATTTTGTAATATAACCGCTTCGGATTGTTTTGTATATGTAGTTAAATTGTTAGACGGGTTTTTGGGATTTGTATTTTGATTATTCAATGCTGCTTGTATTTGATTTTTTATTTGCTGTGAAGTGACAGTCTGGGTATTCGATGAATTAGAATGATATGGATTAGGAGCACTATATCCAAAATTCAGTCCTGATAAAGTCTGTGGACTGTCCATAGTTAGATTTTGCGAAGTTGGTAAAAATTGTGTTTGATTCATTGATCCAAATGCTTCTATGTTTGAATTTGAAATCAACCCACCAATATTATTATTAATAGTGCTATTGCTAAAACTAGACAATCCATATTTATTCAGTGTATTTTGTTTTTTGACTTTTTTTAAATATTTCTTTTCTTGTGGTGATATTCCATAAGTTGAACCGTAAGAATTATTAATATTGGCATAATTTTCAAACATATGAAATATATGATTATATAGTTGTACTAATATAATCATATACTAAAATTTTCAATAAAAGAATGTTTAATTTAATTTGAAGTTTTAGTAGGAAAAGGCATTTTTGTCACTTTATTATTTGCATTTAATTTGTATAATTTAAATAAAACTACTACCAAAATTATGTACAAAATATTAAATTTAAATATAAAAAACATGCTTAATATTATTGTAATTATAAACATTTTTGGTTTTACACCTGAAAAAATAACCAATGATAATACAAGTAATATTAAAATGATAAAAACGGATATTTTATATTGCGTATAATAACTATTTACAACCTTATATGTATCATTTTTATCTTGGGAATATTTTTCTTGTTCTTCCAATAATCTTATTATATCTAATTCTTCTGCTAATAGTTTTTCTTTAAAACCAATGGCTCTTAATTGAGCTATGTTGTTCATTTGTATTTCTTCATCTAAAACTGGTTGAGTGTTTTTAAGTGTTGATAAAATTTGACTATTTAAATTTTTCAATTGAGCGTTATAACTTTTCAATTGCATTAATAGTTGATTTGAAATAGGAATTATAGCGGTATATGAATTTGTAGTTGAACCACCATTTGATAATGTATAATCACCTGAATAAGACATACATTTACCATTACGTGAATCAAATGTTGCACCTGTACAATTGGATAAAGATTGACATACTGCTTGACATCCAGAAATATCAGAATTAGATAAATCCGTTATTGAAATTAATTGTCCTGTTGTTGAAATTATCATTCTTCCTTGAAGAAAAATATATTCAACATTACTTACGTCATAAGCTCTAACTAAACCAGATGGGTCTGTAAATGTGGGTAACGAATTTAAATAATCTGTGTATGTACTATTATAATTTAATAATGTCGTATTAAATTGTTGTTGTAACGTTTCTAAATATAAAGTATTTGAATTTATTTCGGCATTTACATTATTAATATTCATTTTTTAATATAATATATTATTAATATATTAAATTATTGTGATTGTTTATAATAATTTATTTTTTATATATTTATTTACATATGTATTTACGTGTGTATTTACGTTAGTATTTACTTGTGTTTTCATAATGATATTATCGCTATAATATGGGGTTGGTAGTTTTAAATTATATAGATGAGGATATAAAGATAACACAGGTGATTGAATTGGTTTTTTTGATTGCACATCATTATATAAAAATCTAAATTTTTGATAATATAAAAAATACATCAAATTTAAATATGTTAGATTCATTTTACTATTGTAAAATAAAATAAAATAAATATGTAAATTCTAAATATTTTTGAATTGCAAAAAAATCATATAATTCTACTTATTTTTCAAATTTATCATAAGATTATGATGATGATGATGATGATGATGATGATGGTTGTACATTATTTGACTTGCTTGAAAATATTCTTCTCATAATAAAAATAGCGATTATGAAGGTAATAACCATACCTATATTGAATGATCGCTGGTTCTTATATAGATCAGTGTAATCATTAATTAATTCTTGTGATGTACTATCAACAGTTTCCACATTTTCAACTTTATTTTCCAATCGTTTATTTTCTTTTCGATAAATATCCAATTCAATATTTAATATTCGAGATATTTCATTTAAATAATCGATATTTTTTTGAATATCAAGACCTATTAATTTCATCTCATTTAAAATCCTATCCAATGTATTTATAATTCTATAATAATTATTAGCATAATCTGCATAATCAGGAAATGTGTAAAATGCAATAGAATACCATTCTAAGTTTCCCAAATTTTCATTAAATTCACTTTCTAATACACGGAATATGTCTTTATACTCTTTGTATTTATTAGGCTTTAATTTAATTTTTTTTTTCGTATTCTTGTCTATCAATCGAATTTCATTATTATTTGAATCACCTGAATTAAAAGATGTTAATAAATTATTTATTTCTAGACCCTTCATATCATCCATGTTATTTATATTATTATTCATTAAAGCCATATTTCCTTGTTATGTATCTTATTATCTACTATCTTATAATATATTTTTATTTTTATTTTACTAATAGATTACACTTTTTTGAGTTTCGGGGTTATGGGTTTTGGGGTTTGGGTTAGGGCTTTTGACACTTTTTCAAACACATATTCTATAATAATATGACGTTATTGCAGTCTTACTAGGACGGATTATTTCACAAATTTGACCTGGACGAATACATATTGCTTGTGCAACTGGATCAAATCTAGATATTTCAGGTAAATCTGCATCAGAACAATTATATTTTTCTTTTATTTTTATTGCTTCATCTTCCTCCATAATTCTATGTTTTGGAACTAAAATATTATCTAAAATAACATATTGCAGTCGTTTAATGTTCTGTATAATAATAAACAACTTATCAGTTTCCCAAATATGTTTCATCAAATTAGTTAATGTATCGTTCATTTCATCTTTACTAATAATCAATAATGTGTCATTCTTTGTTAAAACTTCATCCAACTGAAATAAATCATCTATCATTTCTTGAATGTTTTGTGGTCGTAAATTTTTTGCTAAATAATATCGTATGTAAATTTTGTGTTTAAGTTTAGTTTTCGGATCTTCTGTTGTTTTTTCTAACAACATATCCAACTGCTTATTTTGATACATTGCATTCACTTCTGTAACTGTAAAATTGCTATAATCACTTACATTATATCCTTGTCTTCCTAGTAAATCCAATACATTTTTTCTAGATTTGTATATTAATGTAATAATACCAGCTGTCGTATTTTGCGTAGCCATTTTATTTTGATTTTGATTTTGATATGTGTTATTGATTCTGATTTATATATATTACAATCAAATCTTTTTAATTCAATTTTAAAATAAAAATTGTATATGTATATGTATTTTTATATAAAATAATATAAAGATTTTTTGTGTAATACATTCAGTAATATACATTACTCAATTATGGTCTTATAGTGTAGCGGTTAGCACACGGCACTTTGAATGCTGTATCATGAGTTCGAATCTCATTAAGACCTAACTCCCATAAATAATAATATTGTACAATGTTATTATTTATTTATGTATTTTTATAAAATTAAAACACTATTTTTTTAACACCATTGTTAGATGATGATGAATCGTTACTATCTGCTTTTATTTCCACATTTATATTTTCATTGGATGATTCCGTGCTAGATTCTTCTTCTGGCTTGTCTTCACTATATTCTAACAGGCTCTTTTTCTCTGGTTCCGTGTTTTGTTCTTCTTGTTGATTTTGTTCTTCTTGTTGGTTTTGCTGGGCTTCTTCCATCATTTTTCTCTCTTTTAACAATTTTGTCTTTTTCAATATCCATAATCTATCTTTCGGTGGCAAATCCAATATCATTTTTTTGCTCTTGATAGGCAATGATTGATAAAAATCATTATATTCTTTTGTTCCAAAATCGATTTCAGGTTCATTTGTTGTTGTTGATGTTGATGTTGTTGATGTTGATGGAGGTGGCGAATCAGACGGTGTTCTTGGACCATTTATATTCATATTTGTAGGAGGTGCCTCATCTGGAGTTGTTGGACCTGCTATTGCTAGATTTTCCACATTTTCACCAGTCTCCGACTCCGATTCGGGAGTTTCAGGATAAACAACTTCAAACGAACTCGACTCTTCTTCATTTAGATTTTTCAATTGTTCTTTGTTATAAAGTTTGTTTTCATTATTCCTAATTTTCGTATTCATATAATTAATATAATTTTTAATAAAATCATTCACTTTATTAGTTTCTTTCTCTCTTGTATTGTCTGTTTTTTTATCCATTTCGTTGTTGTCATCACCATAAGTAAAATCTTTCAATACATCTACATTTTTAGTGAGTTCCATTATATTTTTAGAATAAGACATTGACATCAATTGATCAACATTATCATCTGTAATTATTCGCATTTGTATATTCATAACTTGCAATTCTTGTATTAATAATTTTAATGAATAAGGTATTCTCAAAATACTAAACGAACGTCCAAATTTACTAACATTGGATATATTCAATTTTCCGTCCACTGTATTGTAAAAATGAATTGGACCATCTGCAAAAGGACTCAGAAACAGGTTTTTATTTTTGTTATATATTGATACTGCTCCCGTTTTATTACAAACAGCCATGAAATATTCATCACCTCTCACCAAAAACGATTCTTGTAAAAAGTGTGATGCTCCATGTGCAATAACACCATCACGTTCCATTTCACCTATACGTAACCCACCATCATTTGCTCTTCCTTGTACTGTTTGACGCGTTAAAAGTGTTCTTGGACCACGTGCGCGATAATTGATTTTGTCTTTTACCATGTGTTTTAAACGCATATAATAAGTTGGACCTATATAAATATCAGCTTGTAATTGTTCTCCTGTCATTCCATTATATAACAATTGATTTCCAGTAGAATGATAACCCGCATTAACTAACATAGATCCGTATAATTTTGTATTGGGACCCTTTGTCTTAAAAGCAGTGCAATCTCCATATCCACCATAAAGAGCGCATCCTTTCCCTAATAAACTCTCAATTAATTGACCAATTGTCATACGACTTGGAATAGCGTGTGGATTAATAATTAAATCTGGACGGATTCCATCCGCAGTAAAAGGCATATCTTCTTCTGGAATAATGAGACCTATCGTGCCTTTTTGCCCACTACGACTCGCCATTTTATCACCTATTGCTGGTATTCTCTCCTCGCGAATACGAATCTTTGCCAATCGAAACCCTTCTTCTCCTTCTGTAATAAACGACTTATCTACAAATCCTAATTGACCCTTCTTTGTTGTTACAGATGAATCCTGATATTGTGCCTGAATTTGAATTTCTTCTTCCCCGTCTCCATAATTGTATTTTTGGTCCGGGTTTTGTGTTTGAGCTTGTGCAGTTGTTACACCATTTCCAGCAATCACTTTTCCAATCAACACGATTTTATCATTAATAGGTGTATTTTCCTTCACCAATCCTGTTTTATCCAAATAACTATAATCATATCCTGGTTTAATACCTATTACATTTTTATTTGCAATCTCAGTAAAATAAGAATTTACCATGGATCCGGAAACTTTGGTACTTTCTTCACTTGCCTCATACATGGAATAATAGGTAGTATTAAAAAGGCCACGTTTGATTGCTCCTTCGTTTATCAATATTGCATCCTCTACATTATAACCCGTATAAGACATAATAGCAACAATCGCATTCACACCATATGGTTGCGATTCATTATTAATATATTCCAAATATCTGGATTTTACCAATGGAACTTGTCCGTAATTTAAAACCACGCCCATTTTATCGATACGCATTTGATAATTGGAATGATAAACAGAAACAGCTTGTTTACTTTGACCACATGAAAACGCATCTCTTGGATATGGATTGTTTTCTGGATAAATAATTAGATTGCCCATTACACCCAGTATCAACGAAGAATCAATTTCTATGTTTGTATAATAGGAATTCGCGGTAAGCTGTTCTTCTTTTGTAGCAATTAACATGGTTTCTTCTTCGGATGTATCAACGTAATCGATGAGAGACTGATTTTTATATAGTGTTCCATTTGTTGTTTTATCCTGGACTGTTACATCCCCACCAACATCATACAACTCATTTAAATTATATATTTTATTGTTCTTAAAATAAAAATCCGAATCTTTTTTCTCTCCAAAACCTGCTACGATTTTATTCCAGGTCACCTTTTCTTCATTTAGTAGTTTTATAATATGTTCTCTTTTATAACTAGCTTTTTTGTTGTGTTTTTCATCTTCATCTATATAGTAAATGGGTCTGGTTAATCTGCCTGAATCGGTAAAAATATAAATCTCATTTTTGGAATATTCAAATCGAATACTTGTAAATGTGGGAATAATACCATTTCGCCTATATAATTTTAATAATTTTATCACTTCTACTGGATCTTCGACAACACCTATCCAACTACCATTAACAAACAATTTTGTATTGTCCGCCAAATATTGCATACTGGATTCTTGTAATAATTGAATAGCAATATTCGCACGTAACCATTTTATTAAAGGTATCGAAGAATATCCTATTGATATATATGTCGATAAAGCAAGATGTTTATGTAATCCAATGTTTCCACCATCGGGTGTATCCACTGGATCAATAAATCCCCATTGAGATGTATTCAATAAACGCGGACCTACTACTTTTGCGCTTGAATCTAGCGGTAAATTCAATTTTCTCAAACTAGAAATAAATGTATACCAACTTAATCGATTTAAATCTTGTACAATACCTACTTTTCTGGTATATTCCAACGACCCCCAATTCCCTTTGAATGCTCTTTTAAATCCAGACTCTACACTCCTATCTTTAAAAAATTCACGGTGATTCAATTTTATTAAACCCATAAAATTGTTACGATATTTACCAGAATGATAATAATATTCACTATCTATTGCTAAACTAATTGCTCTCTTTTGCACTAAAAAATATTCACGGAATAAATCATATAATAACACACCGGTCGTTTCAACTCGTTTGAATTGAAAATTATCTCTATCTGTTGGTTTATCTTCTTTACTATAAACAGCAAGTAATCGTTTAACCATGTTTCCCAAAAAATATGCCTTATCTAGGAAATTTGTCTCTCCAACATTGGGTAAAAAATAATTAATGAGAATCTCTAATACACCATTTATTGATCTCCGCTTTGTAAATGTAGCAATGTATTCTAAGGCTGTCTGTTGATTGAATATTTTTCCAGCATCATGTATCGATGGAATAAACAAATCAATGTAAGATTCATATTTTTTCATATCCAACAAACATGTCTCTATTACATCTTTATCGGAAACAACACCCAATGCACGCATCAATATAAAAAGTGGAACTGGTTTTTTAACGTTTGGAACCAAGACTACAATTTGATTGTTGGAGAGAACGGATGTTGGTGCTACTATTTTGACCGCCATAGTTCTGATAGGTTTTGATGCATCTTCAGAAACGGTTCTTATTTCTGCGGAATGACTATATAAATCATCAGCTTTATTTTGTCTTATATAAATCATATTATCCGCGAATTTTTCTTGCGGGATAATCACCTTCTCTTTGCCATCAATAATAAAATAACCACCGTAATCATTTCGGCATTCACCCATATTAAAACGGACTTCTGGAGAGAGCGATTTTAAAATACATAGATCAGATTGAAGCATAATTGGAAATTTACCCAAATATATTTTTTCAAGAGTGATAGACGTAGTCTTTTTTTCCATTATTTCTGTTTTAGTCTGTGTGTCTATTGCTTGTTCATAAGATATTACATCAACATCGACATCATAATGTATTGTTATTCCATATGTCATATTTCTTAATCTAGCATCATTAGGGTACATAAAATGAACATTATTATCATCATATATAATAGGTTTACCAAAATATATTTTGTTTCCAGATTTACCACCTAAATATAAGAGCAATTCGTTACGAGTTTCATTATCTGAAGGGTTTGAAGAATTTTCTCGTTCTATATATCTTATAGGATTATTCTCTCGAATAATGTTTTTAATACCGTATTGAAAAAAGTAATTATACGACTCTAAATGATGTTGTACTAGATTATTTGGATTATCTTTAAAATAAATATCTATTAATTTCCATGATATATCTTCCATATTATTCATATTTAATGTTTTAATGGTTCGTTTCTTTGTTATATAAATAAATGTTAATTTTTTTTTATTATATTATAATATTATATATTATAACAAATATTAAAACAAATATTATACCAAATACCAAATGAGCGTACTACAAAAATTTTTATCATTAGAAGTTTTATTTACAATAATCAGCGGTGCTTTATTTATATTTTTTATGGATTTATACGGTAGGTTTAATAACACTTTACATTTAATATTTGCAATTGTTTTTACTATCATTTTTTTAATTTTTATTTATAGAATGGCATTTAAAAAATACGACCCAATTGTTGTTAATTTATGTGCGAAAGTATTTCCAATGATTTTACTAACAATTTTAAGCATTTGTATTTTAAAGCGAAAATGGAATTTCTATACAATATTAGGATTAGTTCTCATATTTATTGGTGCAATATTGGTTAGTAAGTAATTTTATATAAAATTGATTTATATTTCATATTAGAACTGTAAGACACCAACAATACGGCAGCACCAACAATGAAAACTCATAATAATTTTATTATAATCATATTTATCACCACGTTATTTACATGGAATATCCATTGTTTTTGTACTTCATATAAAACTAGTATAAAAATGTCATTTGATCCAATTACTCCAGAATCATTGTATCAAAAATTACTGCAATCACAAGAAAAACTACCATCCGAAAATTTATATTTATCTACTATTGAATGGAAAAATATAAATTTTATTTTAAACCACAATGATTCTACACCTGAGTTACGTAATAAAGTTAAAAATATTATATATAACTGTTATGAGGAATGGGCATTTTCAATGGTTCATTTGATAAAAAATAATCATTGGGAAAAATGCGGACAAATACAAATAGACGAATTAAAACTATATGCTTATATAGGATTACGTAAAGCATTGATAAACTACGATAGCACAAAATATAATCAATTTACGAATTACGCTGTAAAATACGTATATAGCGAAATATTCAGCGGTATTTATGAATTAACACCTATATATGCATCCGATGAAAATTACAAATATAGAAATAAACATAAAGTAATAAATAGAATGCATATAAAAAAACGTAATGTAATAAGAAGACAAAAATACAGATCAAATTTTATTAACAATCAAAACGATATACTAGGAAAAAATGACTACGACTATAAAAAGTAAAAAATCAAAAAATAGTAAAAAAATATAATATTCACATAAAATATAATGACACAAGTAAAAAAGCAACTACATTTTATAGACGTGGAACGAATAATTCCCAATTAGGTTATTTGGTTGAAGGTAATTATCCAATTGTTCAACCCCAAAGACAGAGCTATTACGGGTTGTTATTAACGGGTGTAATTAGTAACAATATCAATAAAACAAAATATATAAACAATCTAAAACAAATGAAATTCAAAAATTGATGGTAACATTACCAAATATGGTATTCTTCAAAATGATTCAAATACATTTTATCATTTTTTTTGATGTCATAGATCTTATTAAACCGTTCGGATGTTACTAATACACAATTAACACGATATTTGGCTATTGAATGTGGATTCAATAAATTCATATTTTTATACAATTCAGGTTTTTTGATCGACTGCCAGTATTGCGCATAATATTTATAAAATTCCATTAAATAAATATTTTGTTTCTCTCCGTATATTTTGTTTTCAACCAAATGATCCACCAATGCTTCTTCTGCTATTAGAAATCCACCAATATCAGCTATGTTCTCTCCAATGGTAATATTTGCACTGACAACAATATGGTCTTTTTTGGCGACATTTTCATAAAAATGAATTAGTTTATCTTGTTTTTCCTGATATTTCTTTATGTCTTCAGGTGACCACCATCCTGAACCACCAAAATTACCGTTTTCATCATACTTATGTCCTTGATCGTCAAATGCATGCATTAATTCGTGTCCTATAAGCGTACATACATTCGCATAATTATAAGTCATTGATTTGTTGATGTCTATAAACGGTGGTTGTAAAATAGCATTGGGAATAAAGAGTTCGTTTGTGTCAAAATTAAAACAAGCATTTACCGAATAGGTATTTAAACCGTGATTTCTGTTCCATTTATCCTTGTATTTTTCTAGTATATTTTCTTTACCATCATAAAAATACTTTTGAATTTTTTGTGCAACGATCCAATTTTCGTATTTTTGATAATTTCCATAGGAATCGTCATTCGTAAAATCACAGTCTGGATCTGGATCCCATTTTGGTTTGGTTCCTATCACTATATTTATTTTATCCAATTTTTGTAATATGTGTTTAATTGTATTCGACGATAACCATGTATTTCTAACTATTCTTTTACGAAACACGTTTTTTATGGATTCCATAATTTTTTTCACAAATGCAATTTCTTTATCATGACTGTAGTATTTTATATACAATTTATTTATTTCCATGTTCATTATATCCAAAATATTGGAAATAGCTACTTTTTCTGCATTGCATGTTTTACGAAATAAATTTACCATAGGGTGGGTATCATAAGAATTCTCCACTAATGTGTCATGTCTAGGTGATTTGTCGTGCTTACTAGGTTTATTCATATTATTTATACTATTCATAAAAACAGTGTAAATTTCACATAATTCTTTATGATAAGGAATTGCAGTACATATTATTTTAAATATAAAATATCCATGCCATTCTTTGGTATGCCAATTATGATACATTTCATTAAATACATATTTCATATATTTTACGTTATTGATAACAATGAATCTCTCATGTTTGTGGTTATTTACATATATATGTGTGTTCTGAACTAAACTATCTATGTATTTGTTCATATTGAAATGAAATTTACTATTTAACTCAGTGACCGAAAATTTATTATAACTAGTTTCAAATGTTATCTTCATGTCATCATCGTATAAGTATTTTGCCATATTTTTTTCAATATTATAAATATCTTCTCCGTTGTAACAATTATTTTCACCTAATACAAAATTAAAAAGTAAATTCACAAATTCGATATATATTTTTTTATAATTTGCAACCTCTCTTATATCATGCTTATTTTTACTAACATACATTTTTTTTAGGCTGTAAGTGAATCCATAACTATTAATATAAGATGTATATTTCGAAGTGTTTTTAAGATCAGGATCAACATACCATTTTATAAACATAGGAAATTGATTTTGTGTCATCCATGCTAAAAAATGATAGTATTCTGTTTCGTATTTAGAATGGTTCTGGTTGTTGTGGTTGTTGTGGTTGTTGTTGTTGTTGTGTATTCGAGAATACTCGTTACCTTTTTTAATATAATTATTTAGTTGAAATAAATATTCATTGAGTCTTGATTCAACCGTTAAAGGCTGTGTATGAATAACTGCGTCATGTATTTTTTTGATATTCGATAAAGGTGTGGAAGAGTGTGACCGTGATCTGCATATTTTTTTGATAATTTGATTGATTTGTCTATCTACTTTTTCTTGCAATAAACTAAACCGGTTAATATCATCTCTTTTTGCTGAATGATATACATATTTGTGCATATGTAACCAGTTTTTGTTTATTGTTGTATAAAAATCATCTTTTAGTTTGTTTTTGGGGTGTTTATATGGGTGTTTATAGGGGTGTTTTTTGGTTTTATTATGATGTGTTATATGGTTTTTTTTGCGGGTTGTTCTATACGTATGTTTTTTTGAATGTTGAACCATGTGTTTTATAATTTGTATAGATTGTATATAATTGTATATTCTTGCTTAATATACAATGATATTTTAATCAATCTAAAGAGGATAATTTTCACACAAAAGGATTTTTAATATTACCGACTGAAAAGTTTTTTTTGTCTGGATGTGAAATAAATGCGAATAATACATAAATTAAAAATAATACAAAAAGAAAAAATATAACATATATGAAAAACATAGCACTGCTTGTTTGGAGTGTTGTTGGTGCTGTTGTTGATGTAGTTACATTCGTTTGTTGAGTTGAACTTCCAGTTGGTTGACAATCAATATAAATTTCATCTGATAAATTTGTAGTTAATAAATTAGTCCCTCCAGTTTGATTTAAAAACAATGGATAAATATTCGCAGTAATATTAGGCGATACTACAGTATTACTGTAGGTTGGATTAGTGTAATATGGGGATATAACTGATTGTAAGTTTTGTATAACATCAGGATTAACAAAAATAGCATTATCCATTCCAAAAACGATATAATAAGCATTATCATTTGTATTCGTATATGAGAAAAAAGGGGTATTACCAGGAACAAAGTATTCCAATGTATAATCCGCAATATTTAATACGTGTGGTTGATTCAAATTATTGTCTACTTGATTTTCAATATTTGATAATTGGTTTTGTAAAGTTGATAATTGGGTTTCTATAGATGGTGGTGCTGATTGTGTAGGTCTTCCTGCGATTTTTCTACCCAAATTGTCAAAACCAGTTTTTATTCTGCTATTATCTTCCGATCTAGCACTACCAGATTCTATCGTACGATTATTTTTTAAATTTTTTAATTCAGTATTAGCTGATGAAATTTCATTATTAAAATCTTTTTCAATTTGTTCAATTGTATTAATTACAGGTATCGCATAGTTTATCATATCTTCTAATAAACGTGTCCCCTCATAATTTGGTATTGATCCAGGTAATGTTGTAATAGGTATGCATACCACTAATGGTGAGCCATTTCCTAAAACCGCTTTGTGTACTATTTGAATTTCTGCATCTGCTTGATTTCCACTAAAATATTGCAAAGAAGGCGAATATATAAAAACTCCGGAAACATTGTATTCAATTCCATTATATAATACTTGATTTGTTCCATTTGAATTGACTTCATATGTAAAATGTAACGATGTAGTACCTGAATTAGGATATACAAAACATATACTACGATTATAATAAAATGAATAATCACATTTTAAGTTACAAAAACCATTAAGATAAAGTGCTTCTTCTGATATATTCATTAGTATTTGTTGGTCACTCATATTTTTTTATGTGTAGTATTATATATTATATTAAATTTATAATAAAATAATATATATTTAATATAAATAAGGAATTTTATATTAAAATGAAGTTGTCTAAAGGTAAAATAAATAAAATTAAAGGGAAACGGATACAAAGTAAAAAACGTATTGGTCATAAACATAAACATTTAGTTAAACATGGTAGAGGTTTTAGTTATCGAAAAAAAAGACATTTCAACTTGAAGAATCAGACTTTGAAGCGATTTGGTATTGAAGTTGGTGGTGGTGATGAAAACGATAGTCAGGTTAATAATGAGAGTAAGAATGCTAATGATGCTAATGATGCTAATGATGCTAATGATGCTAATGATGTTAATAATCTAAAAGTAAATAAAAGTGATGATAATGCAAGACAAAGTGTAAGTACTGAGACTAATAATGTTACAACACCACCTCCAAGTAGTAACACTAATAATGTTACAACACCACCTCTAAGTAGTAACACTAATAATGTTACAACACCACCACCTCCAAGTACTGAGACTAATGGTGTTACAACACCACCTCCAAGTACTGAGACTAATAATGTTACACCACCACCTCCAAGTACTGAGACTAATGATGTTACAACACCACCACCTCCAAGTACTGAGACTAATGATGTTACAACACCACCTCCAAGTACTGAGACTAATGGTGTTACAACACCACCTCCAAGTACTGAGACTAATGATGTTACAACACCACCACCTCCAAGTACTGAGACTAATAATGTTACAACACCACCTCCAAGTACTGAGACTAATGGTGTTACAACACCACCTCTAAGTACTGAGACTAATGATGTTACAACACCACCACCTCCAAGTACTGAGACTAATGATGTTACAACACCACCTCCAAGTACTGAGACTAATGGTGTTACAACACCACCTCCAAGTACTGAGACTAATGATGTTACAACACCACCACCTCCAAGTACTGAGACTAATAATGTTACAACACCACCTCCAAGTACTGAGACTAATGGTGTTACAACACCACCTCTAAGTACTGAGACTAATGATGTTACAAAACAACATGTAAGTAGTAACACTAATGGTGTTGCAACACCATTAACCAAAACTCAACCTGTTCAAATAATATCAGTGAAATCTGAAGACAATAAAGATTTAATGAGACCAAATACCAATACAAATAATATTGTTGCAAATCCTGCATCTGCATCTGCACCTGCACCTGCACCTACACCTACACCTAGTAATGAAACAAATAAATTATCTAAAGCTACTTCTCCTCAATTTGTTGATTTTCCTGATCATTTTGGTCCTAGTACAACAATGGCTGAAGTAGCTAATTATTTTTCGAATGTAATTTTGATTCAGTTGTTGAGTAAATTTGATATTAAAACTAGTATGACGTTACGTGATATACTCTTAACTATGAATAAAGTAAATAACAATATGGGTTCAAATAGTAATGGAATTAGTAATAGTGGAAATGGTAGTAATGGAATTAGTAATAGTGGAAATGGTAGTATTAATAATAATAATAATAATAATAATAATAACCGATTTTTTAGAGAAAGAACAAGTGATGATTTAATGAAGGATCTTAACATTAGTGATGGCGTAGGAATAAATAATAATGATAATGCACAACAAAATCAATATGTTAATAATTCCTCAGACAATACAAGTACAGGTAATTATCCTGGAAATGGTATTATGGGAACGGGAATGGGAATGGGAA